ACTCGCTGGCTACCATTCGGCGTCTTCGGACCAATGAAGTATAGAAACGTTGGCTTGGTCAGCGGATCTTCTGGCTTCTCTGTCCCATCCACACCAGCATCTGCCTCTAGAGGTGACTACCGCACTATGCTTGATGGTGACGATACAACTGCTTATGGTACTGCTGGTCACTTGGCTGCTAATGACGACATCATGTCTTTAGCAGTTATTTCTGGTACCCGCTTCAGTGGCTCTATTCAGTTCCCAAGCGTTCCATTGCGCCTAAACAGCACTGACGGAAGCCCAAAAAATACAAAGAATACTTTCTGGGGTGCTTGGACTGGTCGTTCCAGAAGCGACACATTCTTCAACCCAGAAGTAACAGATATGCTAAGAGCAAGAACTTTCGACCTCTCTAGCTTCAACGAGAATCCAGCAGATACTTCACTTGATGTTGAGGGCGAGACTTTTGCTCAGACAGGCTCCGCAGTAAACATCTCTTGGGTATTCTCCCTAGATAATATCTCTGGATCTACTGCTGCTGGATACGCTTATAGCAATGGCTATCGTGCTGCCGGTACAAGTGTTAGCGCTTTGGGCAACTACACATCTACACTAGATGCTGGACTTGATCGATTTACTACTACACTACACGGCGGTTTTGATGGATTAGATATCAAAGAGCGTGAACCATTCCGCAATACTAAGATGGATAACCAGACAGAAGACACTTCTTATGAAATCTACTCTTTGAGAAAAGCAATTAACATTGTCTCCAGTCCAGACGATGTATCAATGAATGCTATCGTAATGCCAGGTATTACAAACGAAACGGTAACAAACGATCTTTTGGATACTGCTGAAGAGCGTGGCGATGCACTAGCAATTATTGATATCGAAAATGCTTATACACCAGATACTGAAGCGCTTGGCTCTGCTGAGAGTAGAAACTCCAACAACACACCAGACCGTGCTGCTTCTGCTCTAGCTAACCGCAGCATTAATAACAGCTACGGTGCTACATACTACCCTTGGGTAAGCATTTTAGACACTGAAACAAACCAGAGACTATGGTCACCACCATCAGTTGCTGCCCTTGGCGTCTTGTCTAACACAGACAGGCTTCAGGCACCTTGGTTTGCTCCAGCAGGCTTTACCCGTGGCGGTCTAAGCGAAGGTGCTGCTGGTGTACCAGTATTAGACGTATCCCGCAGACTAACATCTGACGACCGTGATACACTTTACGAAACAAACATTAACCCAATCGCTAAATTCCCAGCAGAAGGGATTGTCATCTTCGGGCAAAAGACACTACAACAAACAGCCAGTGCTCTTGATCGAATCAATGTCCGTCGCTTGATGATTTACTTGAAGCGTGAGATCTCTTTCATCGCCTCAAGACTTCTATTTGCTCCAAACGCACAAGCAACATGGGATCGCTTCTTGGGTCAGGCTGAGCCAGTCCTCCGTGACGTCAAAGCTCAGTTCGGTATTGAGGACTTCCGACTAATCTTGGACGAATCAACAACCACACCAGATCTTATCGATCGCAACATCATTTATGCTAAGTTGTATGTGAAGCCAACCCGTGCTGTAGAGTTCTTCGCAATCGACTTCATAATTACAAACAGTGGGGCGTCCTTCGAGGATTAATCTACTGAGTAACTACTTATTACGAGGAGCTAAATAAACAATGGCAAGTCTATTTTGGGGTCAAGCAAATAGCGAACCAAAACGTCAATTTCGGTTTGAACTAAGTTTCACTTCTAGAAACGGTAACCAAGCAGGAGATATTCCTGTATGGACCGTGAAGACTGCTACAAAGCCAGTCGCTGCTGTGAGCACAATCTCTCACCAATACATTGACCATACATTCAACTTTCCAGGTCGTGTAACTTGGAATCCAATTACTGTAACTCTAGTTGACCCTGTTCAACCTGACTTGTCCTATGCCTTTTTAGATATCCTCGGAGCTTCTGGATACAAGTACCCAGACACAGCCAACGTTGCTAAGATCAGCTTGAGCAAGAAAGCATTTAAAGACGCTATTGGCTCTGTAGTTCTTAAGCAAATTGATGCTGACGGTAACGAAGTCGAGCGTTGGGAACTAGTCAATCCAATTATCACAAGTGTTGATTTCGGCGGAACACTATCATATGATTCTGACGAGATGGTAGAAGTCACTTGTGAAATTACTTATGATTGGGCTGAGCTTAAACGAAGCGGCGTATCCAATAATACTCCACCCTCTACTCGTGGCTAATTAAGCTCTTTACACTAAAGAGTTAATAAGTTACACTATAAAAAGAAAGGTTACAAAACATGAGTAGAAATCAAGACCGTCTAGGTCTAAATAACGTACCAACGCAGGACGAGACCCCTGCTGCTACTACAGCAGCCGTAGGGATCGGGGTCCCTTCATCTGATGGTTCTCCATCATTTAGCTGGTCAGTTCCAACTGAGTTTGTTGAACTACCAAGCCAAGGGATGTTTTACCCAACTGATCATCCTCTCCATAATCAAAAGACTGTTGAAATCCGTTTTATGACGGCAAAAGAAGAAGACATTCTAACTTCAAGGTCCCTTCTGAAAGAAGGTGTAGCCTTGGACCGTATGCTACAGAACTTACTGGTAGACAAAAGAATTAAAATTAACTCACTGCTAGTAGGTGATAAGAATGCTCTTTTGGTGGCTGCTCGACGTACTGGTTACGGAGAAGAGTATGAAACAAACGTAACATGCCCAACCTGCACAAATACAGAAGAGTACACCTTCGACATCTCAGAGCCTCCTACTAACGACTTCGCTCAGCAAGCAGAAGAGTTTGGAGTCAACTTTACAAGCGACGGTCTTCTAGAAATCACTCTTCCTATGACTAGAACAGTTGTTCAGTGTCGTCTACTAACTGGCGATGACGAAATGAGCATGTTCAAGGAGACAGAGAGAAAAGCAAAGAGGAAAATGCAGTCTGCTACAACAACAGATGCTTTTAGAAGTTATATTGTTTCAGTGAATGGCGAAGTTAACCCTCTTGTTATAGAGTCTTTTATTCAGGCAATGCCAGCAAGAGATGCTCGTCGTCTGCGTCAGATCTATTCTCAGGTCGTACCTAATATTAACCTAACTCAAAATTATCAATGCACAAATTGTGGATACGAAGCGGACATGGAGGTTCCGCTTGGTGTTGACTTTTTTTGGCCTAAATGATGAGTATATAGAAAACGTTTACGAACAACTATTCCAACTGAAGTATCATGGTGGTTGGAGCTTCTTTGAGACATACAATCTACCTGTTAGTGTTCGTGTTTGGTTTTTAGAGCGGCTGATAAAGCAAAAGAAAGACGAGTCAGAGCAGGTGAGCCGCTCAACCCAAACAGCGGGTCGTGGTAGAACATATAAACCGTGATAATTGTATTTAACAACTACTTATTAGGCAGACGTATGCGAGGTTTGTCTATATGAATATCGATTTTGAAAATGAGGTTCTAGATTTGACTGCTCTCCGTGAGGAGCAGCAACTCAATGAAAATATCCTAAATGTCTTTGCTGCTTGGATTCAGTACCTCTTATCTAAGATGTACAAGGGTCGCAGAATACCTGTTCGTGTTCGAGGGAACAGAATAGAAGTAGAGAGATTCACAGACACTCTCGTTAATGAAAAAAGATATATGGATTACATCAAGAAGTATGGACTTGATGACCCATTGACCTATAAGCAAAAAGCAAAGCTTGATGTTGCTATCAAGAGATTTGAAAGGGAAGCTGGTATTAACTGGCCTATTCGTAACTGAGGTATTAGCTAATGGCTACTGAAGACGACATAAAGGCGGTTAATGAGGCGATAGCTGAACAAGTAAGGCTCCAAAAGGAAGCAGAGGAAGCTTTCAAGGACCAGAATAAGGCCCTTAAGGAACTCCTTCAGGCTGAGAAAATGTATGAAATAGCTGTAAAGACAAACGCAGCTAATACAGAAGAGCTTGCCCGAGAATTGGAGGTTATGAGAAAGTCCTTATTGGATAATGAGAAAGTCCTAGACGAGTACAATCAAGGACTAAAAGACAACATTCAGATTCTTGAGGAAAGAAAAAGAAAACTAGAAGAACAGATTAACGTCCAAGAAAAACTAAAGAAGGGCGTATCAACTACAATACAGACCATTGAAAAGTTTACGCTAACAAACTTTCAGTCAATGGCTAGTGTGGATGGACTAGTTGGCTCAATAGCAGACTTTTCAAAAATGCTCGATCAGACACAGGTAGGTCTTGCTAGGACCACTGGCTTTGGGACAGCTTTTCGTGATAACTTAAATGCGATCTTCCGTGAAAATAAAAACCTAGCATTAAGCTATGAAGAATCAGCACAGATCCTAGGAAGCCTAAGCACAGGGATGGCTCGCTTTAATGCTTTGAGTGACCAACAACAGAATGCTATTGGAGGGGTCACTGGTAGGTTCTTAAAGCTTGGTGCCAGCACTGAAGAAACAGCAATGATGTTTGACCGACTTAATTATTCTTTCGGTCTTACAGGAAACGCTGCTCTTGCTGCTGCAAATGATATAGAGAGTTTATCAGAGACCATTGGTCGTCCCATCGACATGGTTATCAAAGACCTAAATGACCTTGGGCCAGAATTAGCAAGATTCGGTGCTCAGGGCATCTCAGTTTTTGAGAAGCTTTCTATTCAGGCACGTAGGTTAGGGCTTACAACAAGACAGGCCTTTGATGTTAGTGAACTGTTTGATACCTTCGAGGGTGCTGCACAGGTTGCAGGTCGCCTCAATGCCCAGTTGGGACTTCAGCTTAACTCAGTAGAGTTGATGCGAGCTAGCTCAGAAGAAAGAGTCGAACTTCTTCGACAAGAGTTTGCTCTTCAGGGAAGAAATATAGCATCAATGGGTCGTCGTCAACAGCAGATGATTGC